TGAACCTTTTTTGACCCCGGAATGAGAAAAATCGTGTGAGGGGGGGTAAGGAGAAAGATAAATGAAGAAAAAAATAGAAAAAGATAAGGAAATAAAAGAAAAAGTTAAAAATAAAAGTCCTAGTTCAAATATGCAATCCAGGATTACTTATGAATACAATAAATTATGTAAATTATTTTTGACTAATATAAAAGAAAAAGATCATATTATTAAGCGGTTAAATAAAAGAGCTGCTTTTTTAATGGTATTAGCTGAAATAATGGAAAAGCAAATAAAAGAATCAGAACTTACAATTGAGATAATTAATGCTTCGCAGCAATTCACAAAGTCTAATCCACTATTAAAAGATTATAGAGATACAGTTAAATCTTATCAAACTGTAATTAAGCAATTGTGTGAAATAGTTAAAATTGGAACAAACAATCCAGACGATCCTGAACTTCCAGATGAATTAGAAGAGTTTATTAAACGATGAATTACATATTAGCATACTATAATCTTATAAAGAGTGGAAAAATAGAAGTATGTGAAAAAATAAAAAAAGTATATGAAAAAATTGTATATGATTTAAATAATCCAGGTAAATATCATTTTGACATTGAAAAAGCAAATCGACCAATTGAATTTATAGAAAGATTTTGCAAACATTCAAAAGGACAATGGGCAGGGAAACCTGTTATTTTAGATTTATGGCAAAAAGCTATAATTCAAACAGTATTTGGGTTTGTTGATGAAAAAGGATTTAGACAATATCGAGAAGTATTTATAGTTGTTGCTCGTAAAAATGGAAAATCCACTTTATTATCTGCAATAGGATTATATATGTTATTTGCAGATGGTGAAGGCGGAGCACAAGTATGCTGTATAGCGTCAAAAAAAGATCAAGCTAAAATTGTATTTGAAGAAGCTAAAAATATGGTTTCTCAAAGTGCATTATTAAAAAAACATATTAGAAAAAGAAAAAGTGATTTATATGTGGACTTAACATTTAGTACGTTTGAACCATTATCAAGCGATTCAAACACACTAGATGGATTAAATATGCATTGTGGAATATTAGATGAAATGCATGCTTGGAAAGATAGAAATATTTACGATGTTTCTAAGCAATCTATGGGGGCAAGACAACAACCTTTATTATTTTCTATATCAACAGCAGGATTTATTAGAGAGAATATATATGATTCTCAATATGAATTATCTGAAAATGTTTTAAATGGAATAACAGAAGATGAGAGATTTATTCCATTTATTTATGAATTAGATAATAAAAAAGAATGGACTAATCAAAAAAAATGGATAAAAGCAAATCCAGGATTAGGAACAATAAAAGGATTAGATTATTTAAAAGAGCAAGTTAAAAGAGCAAAAAATGATAGAAATTATTTACCTACAGTTTTAACAAAGGATTTCAATATAAGAGAAACAGCAGTAGGTTCTTGGCTAACCTTTGAAGTAATAAATAATGAATCTAAATTTAAATTAGAAGATTTAAGAAATTGTTATGGAATAGGGGGCGTAGACTTATCAAGTGTAGGAGATTTGACCTGTGCAAGTTGTCTAATAAGAAAAGAACAAAATCTTTATTTAGCACAAAAATATTTTATTCCAGAAGATAGAGCAGAACAACATATACAAGAAGATAAAGTTCCTTATAATGTATGGAAACAAAAAGGTTTGATTAATTATTCAAAAGGAAGTATGGTTAATTTTTCAGATGTAGTAGCTTGGTTTAATGAATTAAGAGACACATACGGAATATATACATTGTGGGTGGGTTATGATCCATGGGGAGCTAATCAATGGCTGGAAGAAATGAAACAAAACGGATATGTACTTGAAACAGTTATTCAAGGAAGTCGTACACTATCAACTCCGATGAAAATATTAGCTGCTCAACTTGAGTCAAAAGAAATAAATTATAATAATAATCCAATTTTAAAATGGTGTTTATCTAATACACAAATTGAAACGGATAAAAATGAAAATATTCGTCCTGTTAAAGGAAAAAATAAAAAGCAAAGAATTGATGGAGCAATGTCATTGATTGATGCTTATGTAGTTTTCCAAAGACATTATGACGATTTTTTAAATATGTAGAAAGGAAATATTAAAAATGGCAATTTTTAAAAGAGCAAAAGAAAAAATAGGAATAAGAAGATTAACTAATGAATTTAAATTATTAACAGGTTATAGTCCTATATTTAAATCATATGATGGTGGTCTTTATGAAATGGCATTAACAAGGTCTTGTATTGATAAGATTGCAACACAGTGTAGTAAATTAAATCCTACCATATTAGGAAATAAAAACTACAATAGATTGAGTAAAATTATTTCAAATAAACCTAATAAGTTAATGACTGTTCAACAATTTTTATATAGATTAGTAACCATATTAATTGTTGAAAATAATGCTTATATAGTTCCTGTTTACAGTGATGACTTTCCAGATTTAATTGTTGGATATTATCCAGTTAGGTCAAGCGGAAGTAAAATTGTTGAGTATGAAGGCGTTGAATATTTGATTTATAAGATACAAAATGTTGAATATGCTATTGAGTATGATAGAGTAGGACATCTAAAAAAATATTATTATAAAAATGAATATTCTGGAGAAACAAATGCTGCATTAGATTCTACTATGGATTTAATTGATACTCAAGAACAAGGTATTAAAGAAGGAATTAAAAGCAGTGCTATGATTCGTTTCTTAGCAAGACTAGGAGTTGTTCAGAATGACGAATCAATTAAGAAAGAACAAAAAAGATTAAAAGAAGAACAATTGTCTGTTGAAAACAATGGTGGTGTATTAATATTTGATGGGAAATATGCAGAAGTAACAAAAGTTGATAGTAAACCATTTATTGTTGATAAAGAACAAATGGAACAAATAAGTAATAATGTTTATAACTATTTTCATATATCAGAAGCTATTCTTCAAAATACAGCAACAGAAGATCAATGGAATCTATTTTATGAAGATGTAATAGAACCAATTGCTATACAAATCAGTCAAGTTCTTACAAATATGATTATTAGTTCATGGGATATAGAGAAAGGTCTTAAAGTTGTATTAGAAAGTACAAAATTACAATTTATCAGTAACAAAACAAAATTAGAAGTGTCTGAAAAATTATTTGATAGGGGAATATTATATGTTAATCAAGTTATGGATATCTGGAATTTAGCACATGTTCCAGAAAGTGAAAATAAAAGATATATTCGTAAAGAATATGCAGAAGTAACAAAATTAAGTGAGGAGGTGAATAATAATGAAACCAACAACGAATCAGGAAATGAAGACTGAACCAGAAAAAATTAAGTTAGAAGGTGTACATTCTAAAAAATATATCAAAATGTTAAAAGAAACAACTTACAAAGATAAAGAAGTTGTTTTTATTTTACATAATGGAAAGGAGTATAAAGAAGATGGTAAGTAAAGATAGAGAATACAGGCATTTTCAATTTAGAGCATCTGAGCAAGAAGGAAAGATGATAATTGAAGGATATGCTGTGGTATTTGAAAAACCTACAACGATGTACTCATTTGATGGTATTGATTATCAAGAGCAAATAATGAGAAGTGCATTTGATAAATGTCAAATGGATGATGTAGTTTTAAATATTGATCATTCTGGAAAGCCTTTAGCAAGAACTAAAAATGGAACACTAAAGCTTTCTATTGATGATACAGGTGTATTTGTTAGAGCTGACCTAAGCGGAACAGAACAAGGAAGACAGGCTTATGAAGAAATCAAAGGTGGTTACTTCGATAAGATGTCTTTTTGTTTTATAACTTCCGAAGATGGTGAAAGTTATGACAAAGAAAACCACTTAAGAAGTATCACAGGAATTGAAAGACTATTTGATGTAAGTGTAGTCACGTTTCCTGCTTATGATACAACTTCTGTCTATGCAAGATCCTACTTTGAGGTGGAGGCCGAAAAAGAGCACTTGGAGAAGTGTAAAAATCAAACATTAGAAAGAAGACGTATGCTAAAACGTAAAACATTAGCAGTAAAAATAAAGTTATTGAAGGAGGAAAATTAAAAATGACTTTAGAAGAAGTAAAAGAAAGACTAACAGGAATAGATGGAGAACTTCAAGAAATATTAGAAAAATTAAATTCTGATGAAGATTTAACAGATGAAGAAGTTACAGAACTTGAAGGTAAAGTTGATGAATTAGAAGAAGAAAAATCTAAATTAAATGAAGAACAAAAATCTATACTTGCTAAAGTTCAAAAGAGAAATGAAACTCTTGAAAAAGTAAAAAGAAATTTCAGTGGGGTAAAAGAAGAAATAAAAGAAAAGGAAGGAAAAAAAGATATGAGAGAAGAAGATATCAGATCAAATGCAGAATATAGAAGTGCATTTTTAAAGAATTTACAAGGGGTTAAATTAAATGAGGCAGAAGAAAGAGCAATTAGTTCAGCTGCAGCCTCAGGTGGAGCTACAATTCCAACAATTACTCAAAATATGATAATTGAAAAATTATATGATGAAGCTCCATTATTAAAAGAAATAGAATTATTAAATGTAAATGGAAATGTAACATTTGCAGTTGAAGGAACTATTAATGATGCTGCTGTTCATACTGAAAATGGTTCACAAACAGATGCTGCAGATACATTAATTCCTGTTTCATTAACTACATATGAAATAACAAAATATGTTACTATTTCAAAAACAGTATCAAAGATGAGTATTGATGCTTTTGAAAAATGGTTAACTAATATGTTAGCTAAAAGAATTGGTCGTAAAATTACAGCATTAATTATATCAGGTACAGGTACAAATCAACCTACTGGTGTAAATGCTGCTAATACTTGGGGTGCAACAAACTCTGTAACAGTTGCTAAAGCTGGATCATTAACAAAAGCTAATGTGTTAGCACTTACAGCATTACTTCCAGGTGGATATGATAAAAATGCTAAATGGTTAATGAGTAAGAAAACATTGTTAAATGATTTTAGACCATTACAAGATAAAGGTACTGATGATCTATTTGCAAAAGTAGATGGAAAGTATTATATCGAAGGTTATGAAGTTATGCTAGATGAAAATGTAACAGAACATGAGGCTTTCTTAGGAGACTTCAAATACTATGTTGGAAACTTAGCTGATGAAGTAACAGTTGATACAGATAAAAAACTATCTACAAATAGTTATGAATATTTAGGTTGTGCTCTATTTGATGGTAAACCAGCTTTAGGTGAAGCTTTTGTTAAATTAATAAAAGCTACAGCATAATTAAGGAGGTATTAAGGCAATGCTAGAAAAAGTCAAATTGGCATTAAGGATTAGTGGAAATATTTATAATAATGAAATCCAACAATTAATTAATGCGTGTAAAAAAGAATTAGAATTGGCAGGCATTGCCTCTTCTAATATTAATGAATCTGATGTAATGATAATTCAAGCAATAACTTATTATTGTAAAGCAAATTTCGGATATGATAATCCAGATGCTGAAAGATTTCAAAAGTCCTATGAATCTTTAAAATCTTTTTTGTGTTTAAATTATAAAGAAGAAATTGTGGTGAATCAAAATGGCAATGTTTAAAGACTATGGTTATTTTTTGAAACAAACACCACAATTAGATCAATTAAACAGACCTTATTTCACTTATAATGAGGAACTATTTTATTGTAATGAAAAAAGTATAGGTCAATCTGAATTTTATCAAGCAGAATCTGCAGGATTAAAGCCGGAAATAAAATTAGAAACTAAACTTGTAGATTTAAACAATGTAACTCATGTTAAATATAAAGAAAGAAGATATAAAATTTTAAGGACTTTTAAAAAAGAAGATATTGTTGAGATAACATTAACTTCTTTAATAAATGAAAACGATGAGTAAGCAATTAATGGATAGAACTAATGTAACAAAAGTAGAATTTATCGATACTTCTCAAGAATGCATAAAAATGATGACTAAGTTATCAAAAGATGCTCTTAAAGAAGGTGGGAAAGTTGTTACTAACATTTTAAAGAAAGAAATCCCAGTTAAAAGAGGATATTTGCAAAAAGCAGTTACTGCTTGGGCAAAAATAGATTTTAAGACTGGACAACCATATTTAGAAGTAGGATATCTTTCTAGAAGTAGGATGAGAAAAAAATATGGTATTAAATATTTTGTTAATCCTACTTGGTTTGAATTTGGTGTTAAGCCCCATAACATAAGAACTTTGCAACTAAAGCAAGGTGCAAAGTTTTTAAGTTATGAGCTGCATGATAATAGTCACAAATTTGGATATAGTGTTCAGCATCCTGGAATGAGTAATAAAAACTTTTTAAGAAATACTGCTTTTGAAAATGTTAATGAAATCAATAATGCAATCCAGGAAAAACTAAAAGAATTAGAATCTTATGTTTTAGAACAAGGAATGCAAATTGATTTAGGAGGAGATGAAGAAATTGAATAAAAGAATAACTAAATTGTTTTTAACACAATTAATTAATAAATTAAATGAGTCATTATCATTTTCAGTTTATTACGAAAAGGCTTTAACAACAGCTACATTTCCATATGGCGTAATACCCACATTAACATTAAACACATTAGATTATGGATATAATTGTATATTCGATATTGAACTTTATTTGAATGAATTATCAAATATCAGTGTAGAAGATTTATGTGATGAATTAAGAAATATATTAGATGGATATAGTTATGCAGATAATAATATTTCTTTTCATATAAATTTTGATGATCAAATATTAACAAAGCAGTCAGAACAAGACTTAACTTATAGAAGAGTCTCTTTTGCTGCGAGAATTTTTTAGGAGGGAAAAATGAGCATAGTTAATTTATCTTCTGGAGATATTCAAAAGATACAAATTGATGAAGGTATAGTTGTAGTCAATTATGGTGAAACAGGAGAAAAAGTTTTAGGCCCTACTCGTGGAGGTGCAGAATTTACAGCTACACCATCAATTCGTGATATCGAATTTGATGGAAGAAAAGGTAAATCAAAAGGTATGCAAGTAAAAGATGGTGAAGATGTTTCACTTAAAGTCAATACTTTATGTTGTTCATTAGAAAATTTAAAACTTGCAATTCCAGGTGCGAGTATTGCAAATAATAAAATAACACCTGGTAACTTTGGAGTTATTGGTTCTGATAGTTATATTTCAAATGTTGCCATAATAACTAAAATGATTGATAATACATTTACTATCATAACAATAAAAAATGCAATGCATGAAGGTGCTTTTGGGTATAAAGGTGTTTCAAAATCTGAAAATGAACATAATTTAGAATTTTTAGGGCATTATGATCCTACAAGTTCTACAGAAGAATGTATATGGAATGTTGAAACTTCAACTACAAATCCACTTGCAGCTTAAATTGAGAGTAATTATATTGCTCTCTTTTTTATTTTTATTAAAAAATATTAATAGGCATAAAAAAGAGAGCAAGGAAAGGAAAATAATGAAAGAAGATATAATTGATATAAAAGATAATAAAGACTTTAAATTGACACCTAAAACGTTGTCAAAACTATCATTAATTATAAATAAAATGGGAATTTCAAATTTGATATTAGAATTAAATGTTGAAAGTGAGAACCCTAGTAAAGATAAAGAAATATTAGTAAAAAAACTAGTGGCATTGGTAATTGATAATTTGTATAAAGCTGAAGACGAAGTAATCGATTTAGTAGCTAATACTATGAATATTTCAAAAGAAGAAGCTTCAGATATTGATATAATCCCATTTATAAAAAATCTTGTAAATGATGAAAGAATAAAAAATTTTTTGAAATAAACGTAGGATTAGGGACTCCGGCTATCCTACGTCTTTTTTTTAAGTATTATGGAGGAATTGAATATTTCTATGACAAGGATATTGATTTGATGTTAGATTCATTAAAATACGCAATTATGAAAGAAAATGAAATACCTAGATTAATTGAAATTATATTTAATAAACTAAGTAGTTCTAATAATTATGGTGAGATGGAAGTATTTAATAAACATATGCGTTCAGCAAAAGAAATACTTAAAGATTTTGAATTATAAGGAGGTGAAATATGGCAAATATATTTAGCATATTTGGGCAAGTTTTTATTGATAATGAAAAAGCAAATAAATCGATTGATGAAACAACTCAAAAAGGTAAAAAGAGTAGTAAATCTTTTGGCGAATCCTTTATGGATGTATCTAAAAAAGCAATGCAAATAGGAACAGCAGTTGTTGGAACAACTACAGCTATTGTTGGTGGTTTAACTGCTGCAGCCAATGGAACGGCACAAGTAGCAGATGAAATTGATAAAGGTTCTATTAGAATGGGAGTATCAACAAAAGCATATCAAGAACTAAAATATGCTGCTGGTCAATGTGGCGTTGAAATGTCTGCAATGGAAAAAGCCGCTAAGAAATTAGAAGGCACTGATATAAATATGGAAGATGCTATGAATCAAATTATGGCACTTGGAACAGCAGAAGAGAGAGCAAGAAAAGCGAGTGAATTATTTGGAGATAATATTGCTTACACTCTATCGCCATTAATAGAACAAAGTGCTGATGATTATACTGGATTAATTGATCGTGCTAATGAATTGGGCTTAGTTATGAGTGAAGATGCTGTATCTGCTGGAGTTGTTTTTGGAGATACATTATCAGACCTTCAACAATCATTTGGAGCATTAACAAATAATCTGATGAGTGCTATTATTCCTATTTTAACTCAGTTTATGAACATAATAATTGATAATATGCCATTAATTCAACAAATGATTTCTACTTTAGCTCCAATTCTTATGGATTTGTTAAATGGCATTTTACCTGTGTTCACAGAATTTTGTCAAACAATATTACCTATAATTTTTGATTTGCTAAAAGAGATAATGCCTATCATAACGGAAATTATTCAGGAATTATTGCCTATATTTACTCAGCTGCTAAAAATCATACTTCCACCTATAATAGAAATAGTAAGAGCCTTATTACCAGCGCTTTTACCAATTATTAAGGCACTTTTACCATTGCTACAACCTTTATTAGATTTATTAACATTTGCAATTAATAAGATATTAAATCCTATTATAAAGGTCATATCTTCAATAGCAAGTGTAATAAGTAAAACTTTAGTTGGGGCAATTAAGGCATTAAAACCAGTTGTAGAAGGTATTAAGACTGTATTTGAAAAAGTTTTTGGTGGTTTATTTAATATTGTTAAAGTACCTATTAACTTTATCATAGATGGAATAAATGTATTTATTAAAGCTTTAAATAAAATTAAGATTCCAGATTGGGTTCCAGCAGTTGGTGGAAAAGGAATAAATCTTCCTTTAATAAAGAAATTAAGAATAGGAATTGATAATATTCCTTATGATGAGATGCCTGCTATACTTCACAAAGGTGAAGCAGTTTTAAATAAGGAAGACGCAGAAGAATATAGAAAAAATAGATTTGATCATGGGGATAATATAGAGAATAATACATTTAATAATACAATTCATATTGAACATTTAGAAGTAAGAGAAGAAAATGATATAAAGAGAATATCAGAAGAATTATATTATTTAATGAAGAAGAAGGAGGTATAATGATGGAATCATTTACTTTTAAAGGAACAAGTTCTAATTCATTAGGTATTATTGTAAAAGAAATGCCTCTTGTATCTAGATCAGAAAGAAATATAGAAACAATTAATGTTAATGGAAGAAATAGACCATTACATATAGATAATAAGAATTATTTATCAAAAAGTTATTCAATTGTTTGTTTAATAAAAGAAAAAGAGCATATAGATGATATATGCTCTTTATTTGTTGGAACA